TCGCCGCCATTCGCAGGCAGAAAGCCGTTCAAGGCCACGTTCGATTGGGTCATGAAGCTGGATAATTTTGTCAAGATCGTCGAGGGGAACTACGAATGAGATGCTCGGATAAGCTGAAAGCGGCGCTCGCATTCGTACAAGAGCAGAAGCGCCACGGAATAGAGCTCATGGTCCTCGATGGCTTGCCAACCCTGAACGCCGACCCAGGCATCACGCCGGAAGACAAAGAACGCTGGCAGGCCATGGCAGCGGCCGTAGACTCTATTTTGGCGTGCCGCACAGAGCTTTGCTATCTCGTGAAGCGTGGCTGGCTCAAGCTCCAGAAGCATGAGGGCTACGGCACATGAGAAATCCTGATGCGAAACGGGGTCCCATCCAGCCTGTTTTGGGTCCTTCCAGAAGGCATCCGAAATGCGGTTTAGACGACCACGATTCATCTTTACTTTCAGAGAAAAAATTGGATGATAAAAGTATAACATCCTGTAAGTGGTAAATAATCGATGAGCGACCAACTCCACATATCGCAAGAAACAGCCACTGCAGAAAGGCCCGCCGAGGCCCTGAAGAACATCCTCGACGTGGTGGAGTATCTGAAGGGCCTCGACAGGTACAAGATCGCCCAGGCGACGGTATACCGCCACCGCGATCATGGGAAGCTGCGGCCGCAGGCGGATGGCACATTTCTGGTTCGTGACGTCGATCGATACGCTCAGACATTTTTGAAGCTGAAGGATGGGTCCGGTGGATTTACCTCCAAGGCACCGGCGATCGCAGACGACAAGGCCTCCGCTGAGGCCCGCAAGGTATCTGCCCAGGCCGAGCACTGGGAGATCAAGACAAAGATCCTCAAGGGAAACTACGTCGAGCGGGCTTCTTTCGAGGCGGCCCTTGCTCGGCGGGCGGCGATATTCAAAAGCGACATTGAGAACTTCATCCGGTCGAGCAGCGCTGAAATGATCAAGGCCGTCGGCGGCGACGATCTCAAGGCCCCTGATCTTATCGAATTTTGGATGGAGGCCTCCGAGCGCTGGCTTGCTCGGTATTCCGAGGATGCAAAACACGAGCTTCCGGCGGCGGTAGACGCCGCGCGGCTCGACAGCGTAGGGGATTGAGCGCCGTGGCATCAGCAGCCTACGACATAGACAACTTCACCGAGCCCGAGCGCCGCGTGTTCCGGCCGCGTGAGCGGATATCCGTCTCGCAGTGGGCCGAGAAGTATCGCGTCGTGGTGCGCGGGCCTGCACAAGGGAAGTGGCGGAATGATTTGACGCCATACTGCCAGGAGCCCATGGACACGATCGCGCTGCCGTGGGTTCGGAAGGTGTTTTTGTGCTGGGCGCCGCAGACCGGGAAAACGTCGGTCGGCATTAACTTTTTGCTCTATGCGATCGACAATGACCCCGGCCCGGCAATGTACGCCATGCCCGACGAAAAGGTTTCCAAGCGGATCGCAAAAAGACAGCTGATCCCCACGATCCGCGCTACTCCAAGGACATCGGCGCTGCTGTCGTCTCGTATTGACGACGTTACCAGCATGCACGTCAATTTCACGAACGGCATGGATCTCATGATGGTCTGGGCCACGTCGGCCGCGGCCATGGCCTCGGAGTCTGTGCGCTACATATTCTGGGACGAGCCGGGGAAATACCCTGATTTCGTCGGCGAGGAGGCGGATCCGTTCAGCCTTGGGGATGTCCGGACGAACGCCTATCCGTACACCTCGAAGCAGATTTTCTACTCCACTCCAAAGCTGGACGGAGACGCCTTCGACCGCCTGATCAGGTCCGAGGCTGAGGAGACCCTGCGTTACCATGCGCGCTGTTCGATCTGTGGCCACCTGCAGATCATGCGCTTCGAGAAGATCCACTGGCACGGAAAGCGCGATCACCGCGAGGTCCTGCGCGGCAAGCTCGCGCGCTACACCTGCGAGCATTGCGGGATGGACTGGGACGATCACGCTAGAAACGTCTCCGTCCGCGCTGGGAGATGGAAGGCGGAAGCCCCTGTCGAGCGGCCGACGGCGATCGCATTCGGACCTCTGGAAAGCTGGTACTCGCCGTTTGTTTCGCTTTCAAAGGTTGCGGCGGACTTTTTGAAGGGCCAGGATGATCCGAAGAAGCTCCAGGCCTTCGTCACCCAGCATCAGGCGAGACCATGGAAGGAGGTCGTCGAGAGCAAGGCCGAGGGTGATCTATTGAAGCGCAAGACGGACATTCCGCCAGGGATAGCGCCGAGCTGGGCGGTGGCGCTCACGGCCGGGATAGATGTCCAGAAGCGCGGATTCTGGTTTGTCGTGCGCGCCTGGGGCGAGGATTTGTCCAGCCACCTTGTCCAGTACGGGTATTTGTCGACGTTCGATGAGGTCAGGGCGCTGATTTTCGATACGTGGTATCCGAAGGACGGGACTAAAGAACGGCTCCAGGTGTGGCGGGCGGCCATGGACACGGGCGGCGGCAAGGGCTCCGAGGACGACGAGGCGATCAGCCGGACCGAGGAAATCTACGAGTTTATCCGGAAGCACGGCCGGCGGGACGGAAAGCAGGTGATATTTGCGATCAAGGGGTCGAGCCGCCCACAGTTGATCCGCGTAAACTACCCCCAGGCCATAGACCGCATGCCGCGTAGCAACAAGCCAATTCCCGGCGGCCTTGAGCTGAGAACGCTCGATACATATGAGCTGAAAAAACTCCTGCACTGGAGGATCACCAGGAAAGATCAGAAGGTCGACGATGTCGGCAACGTGATCCCCGCCGACAGCCAGCGTTTCTACCTGCACGCAGAGACAGGCGTTGATTATACGAAGCAGTTTCTCGCCGAGGAACTGCGGCGCTCTCGCCGGGGGAAACTCGAATGGGTAAAAATCAGGAGCGACAACCATCTCTTCGACTGCGAGGTTATGGCCGCCGCCTGTGCCGACAACAGCTGGCACCCGAACCTGTCAGGGCTTGCCCGTTACACCAGGGCCAAAGATGGAAGCAGGCAGCGGCAAGCGGATGAGGCGGCGCGCGTCGAGCGCGAGACGCCGAAAACAACCATGGCGGCGGCTGTTCAGCAGCGAGTCGTATCGCGCCGCCGGCCAAGCGCTGGCGGCTGGATGAACGTGTGAGGAGGAGGCCAGAATGATCACAGAGCTACGCATGATCGGCATGAACGAGGTCCGCCGCTGGGCCTCGCAGCGCTCGGACACTGCGCTTGTCATGGGCGGGGGCCCGAGCATCGAGGAGGATTTCGCGGCGGTGATGGAGGACGGGTTTGACCCGGTGTTGATCTCGGTCAAGCAGCACGCCATGATCTATCTCGCAAGCGCCCAGGGGATCGCCGCCGATGTCTGCGTTTTTTTGGAGGACCCGGACCACCCGCGGCAGGTCGCTCTCAGGACCGCGCTGATGATGGCGCCGGAGGTCTATCGCGTGAGCCCGTTCGCCGCGTGGAGCCATATCCAGATCGATGAGCCCTGGTGGAACGGCGGTTTTTCGTCCGCGCTCGCCGTGTGGTTCGCCTGCGCGGCGGGTTTCGAGCGAGTGCTGATTGCCGGGATGGACTGCTACCAGGGCGCGCGGAAATACTGGTATGACCGGCCGGGGTACAGCCACCCGTGCCTGCGCTCGTCGGTCGAGGATAACCTGAAGGCCTGGCGGCCGGCGCTCAAGCATTGCCCGAACGCCGAGAGGATCCGGGCCGTGTCGGGGCCGCTGGTCTATGTTTTCGGGAGGTGGGATACATGACGACCAGAACCGTTCTTGCGGTGACGTTTGTCGGCTTTGGAATCGTGATCATTGTCCTGTGCCGCGTGGCCACTATTAACTGCACAGAAGGCCAGGCGCTGATCTCCATGTGGCCATACTGGATCGCGGCAGTGGTCTCTTGTTTATTTGGGGTATGGCTTGCGTCTTGAGGTGAGGCGATGGCGGGGAATGATCGGCGGCTGCTGGCGGGCAAGCAGGAGATCCTAAAATACCTGGGCATCGGCCACCAGGCGTTTCAGGACTTCATAAAAATGGGCCTGCCGGCCCAGGTTTTCCAAAACAAGTGGTATGCCCACGTCGACAATATCGACGACTTCTTCAAGCACATGACCAAGCGCGGCGCCCGGGAGTTTCCCGAGGACGCCGAATAGCATGTCAACATTTTTTTCCGTTCGTTTCCATATCTAATCCGTTTATATCCGTTCGTTTCCGAATTTTAGCAAAAACCGGGTGTATCCTGCGATCATTCAAGCAGGCACCCGGTTTTTCATTTTTCAGAGGAAATAAATGTGACCGAATACGCCTCGACCGAGCCCGAAAAGATCACCGCCGGAGACTACGTGCAGTGGAAGCGCGAGTCCTCCGGCTTTTCTATTCCCACGGGGGACGTTCCGAAGGCGTCGGCCGGGTGGGTGCTCACCTACGCGCTCGTCAAGACGGGCGTTAGAATCGCGATCACGGCGGCGACGCACGAGACGCACGACTTTCTGGTGACGCTCGCCGCCGCGACCACGGCAGGCTACACGGCAGGCGTCTACCAGTGGCAGGCCTATGTCACCAAGGCCGCCACATCCGAGCGCTACCTGGTCGACGCCGGAACGATCGAGATCCTCGCCAACTTCGCGGCGGCCTCCTCGGGTCTCGACGCCCGCAGCCACGTTAAGAAAGTCCTCGACGCGATCGAGGCCAAGATCGAAAGCCGCTCCACCAAGGATCAGGAGCAGATGGTGGTCGCCGGCCAGGTGGTGGGCATGATGCCGATCCATCGGCTGCTTGAGTGGTACAGCAAATACAAGGCTGCCTACGAAAACGAGCAGTCTGCCGAAAACGTCGCAAACGGCCTCGGGTCCGGCAAGAACATATTTGTGAGGTTCTCGAATGATTAAGGCCCTTCGGCGACTATTCGGCGGCAAGCCGCGCGCGGCGCGGTCGTTCGAGGCCGCCCGCATATCGCGCCTGGTGGCCGATTGGGTGACGAGCTCGCTCGCGATCGACGCCGACATCAAGGCCGGCCTCACGGTATTGCGGGCCAGGAGCCGCGATTTGTGCGTCAACAACTCCTACGGCAAGCGCTTTCTTTCGCTCCTCGCCGCCAACGTGATCGGCCCCCAGGGGATCCGGCTGCAAAGCAAGGTCAAGAACGTCAGGGGCAAGCTCGACGTCGACGCCAACCGTAAGATCGAGGCGGCCTGGGCGGCTTGGTGCCGCCCGCAGAATTGCACGGTGTCGCGCCGGCTCTCCATGCGGGACGTGCTCGAGCTTGGCGTCAAGGGGCTTGCACGAGACGGCGAGATTTTGACCCGGATCGTTTCGGGCTTTCCTAAAAACGGCTTCTCCTTCGCGCTACAGTTGCTCGACCCGGAATACCTTGACCACGACTACACCGACATGGTGCGCGGGATCGTGATGGGGGTTGAACTGGACGAGTGGAAGGGGCCGGTCGCCTACCACATTTTAACGAATCACCCGGGGCGCAACGAATACCCGCTGCAGCCGGCGCAGAAGCGCCAGCGCGTGTCCGCGGATGAAATCCTGCACGTGTTTGCATCCGAGCGGGCCGAGCAGACCCGCGGCTACCCCTGGACCGTCGCGGCGCTGAAGGACCTGCACCAGCTGGGGCATTACCGCTACAGCGAGGTGGTGGCGGCGCGCGTGGCGGCGGCCAAAATGGGGTTTTTCACGAAAAACAGCGAGGGGGGGTACCCCTACGACGACAAGGACTCGACGGGCAACCTGATAGACGAGGTTTCCCCGGGGAAGTTTCAAGAGTTGCCCCAGGGCTACGAGTTCAAGCCGTTCGACCCCACGCACCCCAACCAGGCCTTCGGAGATTTCTGCAAGTCGGCCCTGAAGGGAATCAGCTCGGGGCTGAACATTTCCTACATCTCGCTCGCGAACGACCTGACCGAGACATCCTACTCCTCCGGGCGCCAGGGGCTGCTCGAGGAGCGCAACTTCTACATGCTCTTGCAGGGCTTCATGGTCGAGCACCTGGTGCAGCCGGTTTTCGAGGCCTGGCTGCCGCTTGCGATCGCATCGGGAAAGCTCGCGCTGCCCATGCGCGATCTCGACCGCTGGAACGCGCCGGTCTGGCAGTCCAAGCGCTGGAGCTGGATCGACCCGGACAAGGATATTTCGGCCTCCGAAAAAGAGGTTAACCTCGGGGTCAACTCGCGCACGCGGATCGCCGGAAACCTCGGGCTCGACCTCGAGGACGTTTACGACGAACTGCAGAACGAAACAGAGGAGGCCGCCCGCCGCAAGCTGAACGTCTCCGGATCAGCGGCCGCCGCAAAGGAGAAACCGGATGCCACAGCAGAAGCAGACGAAAATAAAACAAATTGAGCCGCTGCAGTACCGCCAGGTGGTGATCGACCGCGCCGCGGCCGATCCCGAAAAGCGCACTGTCGAGCTGATATTTTCAACCGAGGCGCCATACGACCGCTGGTGGGGGACGGAAATACTCGACCACCAGGCCGGAAGCGTGCGTCTCGACAGGGTGAAGGAAGCCGGGCCGCTGTTGGTCGGGCACAATCCGGGCGATCATGTGGGCGTCCTGGAAAAAATCTGGATCGGAAGCGACCTAACCGGTAGGGCGCTTGCGCGTTTCGGCAAGAGCGCGCGTGCCGAGGAGATCTTCCAGGACGTGCTCGACGGCATTCGCAAGAGTGTATCGGTGGGCTACATCGTGCACCGCGCGGTTCTGGTCGAGGAAAAAGAGGGAAAAGAGATCTACCGGATAATGGACTGGGAGCCGCTCGAAGTTTCGATGGTTTCCATCCCGGCCGACCCAAAGGCCAAGGCCGTGGACAACAACAAACGCGATCACGCACTTGTGATCGAATACAAATCACAGGAGGGCACCATGCCTGATCAAATCGTTCAGCCGGTCGTTTCGCCGGATCCGGCCGTCGAGGCCGCCAAAATCAAAGACATCACCGAGAAAGCCCGCATGGCCGAGCAGAACCGCATCCGTGAGATCACGGCGTACGGCGAAAAGTTCAACCTGCGCGATTTCGCCGCCGAGGCGGTCAACAAGGGAGCGAGCATCGAGGAGTTCCGCATGCAGGTGCTGGAAAAGATCGGGCACGTCAAACCGGTTCAGACCACGCCCGAGATCGGCTTGTCCGACCGCGAGGCCGGGCAATACAGCTTTGTCCGCGCCATCGCCGCCCAGGCCGACCGGAAACCGGAGCTCGCGGCATTCGAACGCGAGTGCTCCGCCGCCGTCGCGAAGCGCATCGGGAAGGCCCCGCGCGGGATCTACGTCCCGATGGACGTCCTTCGACGCGACCTCAACGTCACGACCGACGCGCAGGGCGGACACCTCGTCGCCACAAACCTGCTTTCGGCGGACTTCATTACGCTCTTGCGAAACAAAATGGTGATCGCAAGTCTGGGCGCGCGGATTCTTTCCGGCCTGGTCGGTGACATCGCCATCCCCGGCGCGCTCGCCGGATCGACCGCCTACTGGGTGGGAGAATCCACCAACATCACGACCGAGAGCACGCAGACGTTCAAACAGGTCGCGCTCGCCCCGAAAACCCTCGGCGCCTACAGCGACATCAGCCGAAAGCTGCTGCTGCAGTCCTCGATCGACGTCGAGATGTACGTGCGTAACGAGCTCGCCATGACGGTTGCGCTCGAGATCGACCGGGCGGCCATCAACGGCTCCGGGAGCGCCCCAGAGCCCCGTGGCATCCTGAACGTGGTCGGGATCGGCGCAGTCGTCGGCGGCACCAACGGCAAGGCGCCGACCTACGCCAACATCGTTGCCCTGGAAAGCGAAGTCGCCATCGACAACGCCGACGTCGGCGCGCTCGCCTACCTGACCAACGCCAAGGTGCGCGGCAAGCTCAAAACCACGTTCACCAATGCCACCTACGGTGAGCTGCCGGTATGGCAGAACGGTCCTGACGGCATGGGGATCCTGAACGGCTACCGCGCCGCTGTCAGCAACCAGGTGCCGAGCACGCTGACCAAGGGCAACCAGAGCCTGTCGAGCGCCATCATTTTCGGCAACTTCGTCGACCTGGTCATCGGCCAGTGGGGCGCGCTCGACATCCTGGTGGACCCCATCACCGGCGGCCTGGCCGGCACGGTGCGGGTGATCGCGCTCGAGGACGTCGACATCGCGGTCAAAAACGCGGTT